CCCGCCCCGACACTTGAGATAAAAAGAAAGCCCCCTAATGCGGGGGCTATCTGCGCCAGACCGCCTCGCGGCGGTTTCGACTAGTTGTTGGCAACGATGTCGTAGGCCTTGAGGTGGTTCGCTAACTCGGTTGCGACATCTCCGAAGCGTTTCCCACCGCGCTTTATAGATGCACTCTGCCCGTGGTCTTCGCGGTAATCGATTTGACAACGGTTATCCAAGTCACTGTGGAATGTCTTCAGCACTTCGACATCGACCGGCGTTGACTTTTTGATCTTGCCGTCTAGCCAGTCATTGAGAAACTCTTGGTAATCGGTTTGCAACGGCTCCTCAAGATTGGTCGAACAATTCAAGAACTCAGAAACTTCGTTGTAGTTGTAACCAACTCGCTTTAAGGTAATCCCGAAAGGAATTTTCATCTCGCTCTCCTGCAAGTCGCATCAGTGACGCTATTTGAATCCAAGATAGGTGTCTATCTTGCCATGTGTTTAAACGTATACGATGTGCGGGTGTCCGTCTTCGTATGCTTCTAGTGCTAAGTCTCTGCTTGAAGGTGAGAACTTGTCATAAGCTGCTTTGCTGACCTGACGCGCCCACACTGTACCTTCAGCGTCTTCGTATAGTTCATTTTCCCATTCTTCAAAGTCTGATTGACTGGCGCAGGTCGTACTGTCTTCATACTTCACGCAATCGCAGTCCATACCACCATAGATCACATAGATTGTCATTGTTCAGTCTCCTAAGCGTTGAAAGTGTAATGATTGTCAGACTCGCGCTCGATCCATCGCATCAGATGAATGAGCGGTGTCTTGGTTTCGTGTTCGCCGCAAAGTCTGCCTTGCCAAACATAGGTGAACACAACGGACAGCGGGTCATCAAAGTTTTCGATCAGCCACGATGGAACATTATGTTCCTCCGCAAGAGTCAACAGTTCTTGCTCGTCAACAGTTGTTGAGGCTCCGTCGATCTGGACGCTGTATTCCCAACTGACCTCAAAGCCGCCAGTCTGTGGCGTAAATGCCCATCCAAGTTCCTTGCAAGCGGTGTGAATGAAAGCGCCCTCGTTGAAGTCGTCCTTCTCATCAAATGACATATCTTTGACTTGCTCCATGACGTATGCGGCAAGTTCTTCTTGGTCTTCGCCCATGTCGTTAGGCTCAAGGTGTCCGATTTTGTACATGTTTAAACGTCCTCCGATTGTAGGTATTCAATCGCTTCAGCAATCGCGGACATGATAGCAACTACTGAGGCAATAGGGATAAAGAGTATTAGTAGGGTAAAGATTGCGTCCATGTTTAAACGCCCTCCTGATATGCGGGGTTAGGCTCTCGCCGTTTGATTAATCTGTGGGGGTATGGCTCGTTGTCTCGGTAGTCTCTGAGGTCATCCCGCGCTTCTCTGTAATTGGTTGAGGCGGTCAAATCCTCCCAACCACAAGAGCCGTAATGACCTTGAACTATCCACAGATATTGATACTTGTTTACAGTGGGTGTTGATTTCATTTGACAAACTCCTGTTTGTTAAGCCATTCGTAATAGATGAATCGTCCCTGTTGTTCTGCTTCTTCGGCACTGTATACGCCTCCGTTCCAGTCCCAAAGATGGCAGGAATAATCACGGTCAAAAGGTCTGTTGATGTTTACCTCTTTACCGTGGGCGCACTTGTCGTCAGTCCTTGCCAAACAGAACCGGCATTTCCTGACTGAAGTGATAGGGTGTGGCGGTGTGTCTCGCCATGTTTCAAAGAGGCGCATGTTTAAACGTCCTCATAATCAGCGTAAGCGGTGAAGATATATTCGTGCCGGTGATCTTCTCCCACCTGTTTAATTTTCCAACTGCGTTTGCCACGACTAATAATAATTTGGGGGTGCTTTGCGTCCCACTTGCGGATCAGACATAGACACGCCTCTAATCGTCCGTCGTGTTTGTCTTTGTTGCCGTGGTCATAACTAACGGTAGCGCGGAGTTTGGTTGTGAGGCCGTCAACAACGCCGTCCTGCATGGTTGCCGTCCATCGTGAGCCTTTGCGATTGGTTGGCCCGTGATACTTCACATTAATAATAATCATCGTTTAAACAGTCCTTACCCCCTTGCGGGGGCTGTTGTGGTTGATTAAGTCTGTCAAAGATAGTTGACGCTCTACTGATAGCAAACCATCGCCACGTCGCAAGCGTCACACCTCAAGCCATATTCCTCAAAGGCTTTTGCTGATTGTCTGGCGATGTTGTCGCATTCGCTGTACGGGCATTCGATCTTTAAGAGGCGCGTGGTTTGCTTTGGGGCGCTACTCTTGCCCTTTGGGTCTAGTTTGGAATGTGGATATTCCCCGATTTTGTCCGCAATGGTTTGGAGTTTGGCCTTTAGATCATCGCCCGCTGTCGTGGCTGTCATTTTGCCAACCAATCCAATCTCATTAGCCAATCGTTTAAACGGGCCTTTATGCCCACATTCAAGACCGACAATCGCGTGGATCATCTCATGCGCGAGAATGTCCAGAACGCGGATGGGATCATCTATTGAAGGCGATATAAACATCTCAATCGTTTGATCTGCGGATACAGACGGCGACCAACATTGACCGATTGCAATATTCCGCCCGCCTCGACCACTAGGAAAGCCCACAGAAACGCGGACATTCTCAGCAATGCCCATATCAGCGGGGGTGAATACCTCAGCGTTCAATACCTCAACCCCACGGGTTAGCCATTGTTCGCGGGTTCTCATGTCTCTGATTCGTGTCATGTTTAAACCTCATAAGTCTCATTGAAAGAGCCGTAAGGATAGCATCTGGGTCAACTGCCGCCAACCCCCAAAAGTCAACCGCAAGTATCCATAGGCGACAAAGAACATCCCAAAAGCGCCACGCTGAATCAAGCGATAGCGCAAGCAATAACCCCTGTATTCCTAGCGTTTAAACGGTTGCGTGACAGTAGGATGTTTAAACACCCACACCTCACACAATCAAAAGCCGCACACATGGAACCCTCAGACAACCACAAGGTCAGTGTGGTTCGCGTAATGGGGAGTTATGTAAAGCGTTGATAAGGGGGGGTTTCTTACCTGATCGCCTGTTTAAACGACCCCCCACCCCCGACTTGCAGGGGGGCGGTGTTGGGCGTGTAGGTACGTAGTCACACACTAGAGCAAATCTCAACCAGTTACCCGATATGACACATGATACTAAGCCAGCACCCCGTGTGCAAAAGGCTATGACGCACATGATGGAGATTCTATCGGATGGTGAAGAGCATCTTTCAGTTGACATCCAGAAGAAGTTAAACGAGTACGGATTCCGTCATAGCGCGATCTATGAAGCCGCCAAAAGGCTGAATGTCATCAAGACAGGTGGCGGGAAAGCAGGGAAGGCACGGTGGAGACTCCCCACTAAGGACTTGTTTCTGAAGCCACAGGCACAGGTGTCAACCGCAGTAACCAAAGGGAAGAACCGTGCGGCCATATTGGAAAAGATCAACGAGTTATTCCCTAACTATGACCCGATTGTGGCGATAGCAGGGGTGGCTCAAGACCCCTCTGTACCGCTCTCTGTGCGCCTTGAGTGCCACAAAGACGTAGCCAAGTACCTCATCCCACAGGTGAAGGCAGTGGAGGTTACAGCGGAAGACGCGCCGCTCAAAATGGAATTTAAATGGGATGACTAAAGTCATTCGGATTCCCTATAAGCCTTATGACCACCAGAAGTGGATACATGAGGCGCTGAAGAACAAGCGGTTCGTGGTAGTGACCGCCGCCCGTAGGTCGGGCAAGACAACCGCCGCAGTCAATCACTTAATTGTAGGGGCATTGTCCGCGTCAGATGGACGATCACGTTTCGGTTACGTGGCTCCGACATACCGACAGGCAAAACGGATCGCGTGGGATAACGTCAAACAGTTCACCAAGAACATCCCCATGATGCGGTACATGGAAAACGAACTGAGGGCCGACTTCCCGAATGGATCACGTATTCAATTGTTTGGTATTGACAATCCTGATTCTCTGCGAGGTCTGTACTTTGATGGGGTTGTGTTGGATGAGTACGGAATGTTCCCGTCTGATGCCTTCAATAAGGTGGTCAGACCCACTCTCGCGGACAGATTGGGATGGTGCATGTTCACCGGAACGCCCAATGGGAAGATGAATGACTTTTGGGAGAAGTGGGAGTTTGCCGAGACTGATCCCGAATGGGAAAGAATACATATCCCGTGGAAGACCGCAGGGGTACTCGCTGAGAAAGAGGTAGAGGAACTGAGAAGGGTGATGACACCCGAAGAGTTCTCTCAGGAGTTAGAGGCAGAGTTTACATCTACCGTGCGTGGAGCCTACTACGCCGATCAGTTGCAGAAGGCGGAGGATGAGGGGCGCATCGGTAAGGTTCCCTACGACAACATGATCCCTGTCCACACTTTTTGGGATATCGGTGTCGGGGATGCGACTTCAATCTGGTTCGTGCAGTTCGTCCACCATGAGATTCGCTTCATCGAATACTTCCAAGATGAGGGGCAGGGCTTGGATTACTACATCCGCACCCTTCAAGAACGCCCGTATATCTATGGAGAGCATTGGGGGCCGCACGATCTCAAGGTGAGGGAGTTATCAACAGGACGATCCCGCTATGAGATCGCCGCACAGATGGGAATTTACTTCAACGTGATCCCAAGACTTCCTATCGCGGATGGCATCAACGCCGCCCGTACCATTTTTCATAGATGTTGGTTTGACAAAAACGAGTGCAAGGGTGGACTCGATTCGCTTTTTAACTATCGCCGCGAATATGACGATAAGAAGGGAGAGTATCGCGCCAAGCCTGTACACGATTGGTCATCACACGGGGCTGATGCGTTTCGTTATTTCGCGTTAGCCATAGATCAGGTAGCAAACATCGGTGGGTTCAGCACCGTCAAAAAATTAAAGGTACACAGGAGCCTCTGATGGCAAGTTACACATCCTACGCCAAGAATTATGGCGACCTCATGTCGGATTATGAGAAGAACTGGAAAGGCAAGATTTCTCTTGGCGAGTACGGCAAGATGCACTACGAGCAATACGGCAAGAAGGAAGGTCGCAAAATGCCGGGTGGCTCCAGTGGTGGCTCCAGTAGTGGCCCTAAGAAGTTTGAAGTCGATGGAGTGCAGTATCCAATCCGCAGAACCAGTCGAATGTTTGGCAGTAACCCCAACAAAGGTTACAAGGCACGCGCCACGACAGAAAGCGGCTATTACGGCGGGAATCCTGTTTCCCCCGGCGCTCCCGGCGGCACAAATCTATACATGACAAAACAAGGCACGCGTGCGTTTCAATATCAAGGCACTACCTTTGTCGAAAAAGAGCTTGGAAGCGGAAAGTTTCGCTCAACCACAGGGCACGATACTCACGGTGACATCACGATCAGTGAGTTCGATCACAGAGAAAAAGAAAAACCCGCACCCGCCGAAGAAAGCCACGGCGGTGGAGGCGGTGGCAGTCGCTCGTCTTCGTCCTCATCCTCTGCACAACCGGCAATCGATCAGATCACTTCCGATCTTGATGCCTACCTCGCTTCACTGGATTTAGGGTCATCAGGCTCTTCAGCAGTCAACGCTCCCACAGCGGCGGCTCTTGCCGCACAAAACCCTGCCGCAGATTTGGGTGTGGCAAGCGGTTCTGGAATCTCCGGCACGGTGCTGACCTCTGGCGTAACAGAGGAAACTTCTCCATCTGTGTTGACTCCTGTCTCCGCTTCACCAACGACCCCTTATGCGGGTTCCACTACGCTGACTGAAGGAACGCAAGTCGTGGATACGGTCAACGGAAAGGTCTACCCCAATAAGGCGGCGGCTACTGCCGCAGGAGTAAAGGCTTGGATGCCGAAAACACAATGGGATGCGCTACAGGCTACTGAATAATGGCTAATGCTCAAGAACTGATTAAGCGTTTTGAAACGCTTGAGGGCAACCGATCATCTTGGTTGACTCTATGGGAGGAGGTCGCTTCCTATGTGCTTCCGCACAAGGGTGATTTCACCACCATACGAATACAGGGTGACAAGAGCCGCACGGTTCACATCTATGACTCGACGGCAATCCACGCGAATCACCTGTTGGCCTCACACATTCATGGTGCAGTAACTAACCCTGCATCCGTATGGTTTGAATTACGGTTCCGTGAGGCTGAACTCAACGACGATGCTGAAGCCTCCGCATGGCTAGATGACTGTCGCCGTAGGATGCTGACCGCTTTCGCGGATTCCAGTTTTGACACGCAGGTAAACGAGTTATACCAAGACCTTACCTGCTTCGGAACGTCCTGCATGTACGTTGATTGGAATGAAGGCTTGAACTTCATGGTCTGTCACATGTCTGGCGTTGCGATTGATGAGAATTATTCCGGTGTGGTGGATACTGTCTTCCATGAGCGCCGCATGTCTGCACGACAGATCGCGCAACGGTGGCCGAATGTATCTACGCCGCGCATCAAAGCCGATCTTGAAAAGAATCCTGACCGCACTCATCGGGTTCTCCATGCGGTTACGCCCGCAGGGGAAGTGGATTACAAGAAGGCCATGCCAGATCAGCCGTGGAAGTCCTGTTGGATCGCGGTAGAGGACAGGGAGATTCTGGAAGAGGGCGGTTACTTTGAGAAACCTTACCTCACTCCGCGTTGGTCAAAGATTTCCAATGACGTATATGGTTTCTCTCCCGCATTGATGGCTCGTCCTGACATCAGGACACTCAATGAAGCCAAGCGATACGAACTCGCGGCATGGGAGAAGTCGATTGACCCGCCCATGATGGCAACCGCAACAGGCGTGATCTCCGATCTGCACATGGAGGCGGGCGCAGTCACCTATGTGCGTGACACACAAGCGATCCGACCCCTCACCAACTACACAGATTGGAACGCGGCACAGATCAAATCACAGGAGTTAAGAGACTCCATCCGTGCGATCTACCACATAGATCAGTTGCACATTCCAGAGCGTCCTAACGCGACAGCAACGGAAGTTCAGATTCGTTACGAACTGATGCAACGGGTCTTAGGCCCAACGATGGGAAGGCTTCAGTCAGAGTTTTTGAATCCTCTGATTGAACGCGCTTTCGGTCTGATGTACCGCAACGGCCAGTTTAAACAGATGCCGGAAATACTCGCAGGGTATGACACTGATCTCGACATTGAGTATCAGGGGCCGCTTGCGAGAAGCCAGAGACTTGCAGACATTCAATCTATCCAACGCGCCGTTGAAGTTGCAATGACGCTTGGACAGTTGGATCAAAGTGTGGTCAACGTGATGGATGTGGAAAAAGCATACCGCATCGCACTAGACCGCATTGGTATCCCCGCTGATGCCATCCGTAGCCCCAAAGACGTACAGAGACTCAAGCAGGAACAAGAAGCACAACAGCAAGCCGCAATGCAAATGCAGATGAATGAACAAGCAGGCTAGGCTGTTCTACGAAGCCTTCCGTACAGAGGCAGGTCAAGAGGTGCTAAAGCATCTTGACGAAGTGCTTATGAGTCCTTCATACGTCAAGGGAGACATCAATGAAACCCTTGTTAATGAAGGTAGGCGTTTAATGGTGTCATACATAAAGGAGTTAGTGAAGCATGGCGGACGAGATATTAACTGAGTCTGAAACCCAACCTGTTGTCGAAAGCATGTGGACTGATGGATTGCCAGAAGATGTGGCATCGCATCCGGCAATGTCCAACGTCAAGGATGTAACTGATCTTGCAAATCAGTTTATCAACGCACAAGGGTTGATAGGAAGGAGCGTACAGATTCCTTCTGACGATGCCTCAGAAGAGCAGTGGGCGAAGTTCAATGAGCGGATGACGCAAGTGCCAAGCGTCTACCGCACTCCAACCACTGAAGATGAGTGGGGTGAAATGTGGGGCAAGTTGGGAAGACCAGAAGCCCCTGACGGCTATGGGATAGACAAACCCGAATTCTCTCAAGCCTTCCACAAAGCAAACCTCACTAAAGAACAGGCACAGGCTCTCAATGAATGGATGGCGGAGCAGGACTCCACCTACCAAGCAGAGTCAGATGCCGCACATGAAGCAAGAGTCGGTGAACTCAAGGAAGAGTGGGGCCGCGCCTATGACTCGCGGGTAGACCTTGCACAGAAAGCAGTGCGCTTCTTGGACGAACAAGTAGGTGGTCTGGTTGACTACCTCAATGATTCGGGCGCGGGCAACGATCCTCAGATGATTAAGTTGTTCTACTCCCTGTCAAAAGGTCTTGAGGAATCCAAGATGGAAGGCACAAAGAGTGCCACGATGACCACGCAGGAAGCGATGGATCGCGCACAAGAACTTACAGAACAACTGTTTTCTTTGGACGAGATTGATCCACGGAGGCAGAGCCTTATCGACCAGAGGGCGAAATTATTTGAGATGGCAGTGGGTAGCGTTTAAACGTCCAGTGTTTGTCTCGCGTCTAGTCTGACGTAAATAGATAGGAACGGTCTGTATCACAGGTAGCCGCGCCGTCAGTGTCAACTTCAATTAACTATCAAAGGTAAAGTCAAAAATGGCTAATACAATTAGTAACGCCTTTGTACAGCAATTTGAATCGAACGTGCTGTTTCTTGCAAAGCAGATGGAAGGTCGTCTGCGAAACACTGTACGGAACGTTGCTGTCACAGGTGAAAAACACAACTTCGAGCGACTCGGCCACGTAGATGCGGCTGAGAAAACGACTCGCCACACCGACACTCCGGTTCTTGATGTGCCGCACTCACGGCGCGTTGTCACGATGCGTGACTGGCAGTGGGGTGATTTGGTGGATGATGAGGATACCCTGCGTATGCTTGTCGATCCCAAATCGTCTTACGTCCAGATTGGCGCAGGTGCGATGAACCGTGCGTGGGATGATCTTGTCATCGGTGCGGCTCTTGCCAACTCCACGGATGGTGCGGGTTCTGCCGTTGCGTTCCCGGCGGGCAACACGATTGCTCACGGTTCCGCAGGTATGACCATTGCCAAACTCCGTGCGGCGAAAAAGATGATGGATGGAAAGGAAGTTCCTGAGAACGACCGCTTCCTCATCTGTGGTTCAGAACAGATGGAAGACCTGCTTGCCACGACCGAAGTCACTTCGAGTGATTACAACACGGTCAAGGCTCTTGTCTCCGGTTCGTTCGATACCTTCTTGGGCTTCAAGTTCATTCGCTCTGAGCGTTTGGCTATTGCCTCCACGACTCGCTCCTGTCTGGCTTACCAGAAGGACGCTATCGGCCTTGCTATTGGCCGTGATGTGGAAACCAAGATCGCTGAACGTGCGGACAAGTCTTTCGCCCACCACGTATATCTCCGTTTCAGTGCCGCCGCGACTCGTATCGACGAGGATCGTGTGGTCGAAATTGAGTGTACTGAGTAAGCCACTGAGGGGGCGGGGCAACTCGCCCCCTTTCTTACTATGACAAGTCAAGTAGACATAGCCAATCGTGCGCTGATTGTTATCGGCGCGGATCGTATTACATCATTCTCTGACAACACGTTAGAGGCAAAGACTGTCAACCAAGCGTATGACGGGGTAAAACAGTTTGTGCTGAAAAGTTACCCGTGGAACTGCGCTACCAAAAGGGCAACATGCGCCCTGCTTGCGGACACTCCCGTATCGGAATACTCGTACAAGTTCAGACTGCCGAATGATTGCCTCAGAGTAATCAGAGCGTATCCCGAAGGAAAGGGGTCTGACTATAACTGGTCGGTTGAGGGCAGGGATATCCTGTCTGACCAAGCCACGCTTTCTGTCAAGTATGTCTCATCGGATGTATCTGAATCATTGTTGGATGCTCACGTTATCAGCGTGATCGTGTATCGACTCGCGCTAGAGATCGCTTACTCCATATCTGCATCCAATACTTCTCTTGCCAACATTGAGGCGATGTACAACACAACGCTTGATGAGGCGAGAACCACTGATGCTCTGGAAAGCACTTCTAAACAATTAACATCTGAATCGCGATTTACGGCTCTCCGTGGCTAGACTTCAAAGGATCATCA